TCCGGTCGTGGTTGCCTCAGTGAAGACTAATGGGTCTAACCCAATATGTTTATCTGCCAGGATACGGAAACGGTCACGGTTGTTCATATTCAGTTGGGCGGTAGGCAGTGCGCTCTTCAAGATATCGGTGATTCCAGGATTGGTTGCATTTGGCTGACAGTCCCAGTATAAGATAAATCTATTGAGACTGACACCAAGATTGGTATCCACCACGGGAGTAGCTATCGCATTTGAATTTGCAATGAAGCCTCGCATGTAGACTGACTTGACTATAGCCTTTCTCCCAATCCGATTTACCATGTCTGTACCCATCTGAGGTGAGAAGATACACTGAGTAAATCCAGTAGAATTGATATTGTAAGACGCGGTGTCTACATCAAAGACCTTCTTCTCCACAGAATTAAGTGAGTAACCACCGGAACGGAGAGGCACCATCGAGTTACGGTAACTACGCACTGGTTGCGCAGTTATTCTAGTGCTAGCAGCTGCTTGACTTGTCTTGACTCTTTTGGTACGTGGCTTAGTATCTGTAAAACCACCTACACTAGCATCCCATGTTCGCTTCATGACTCCGAGATATAATTGACTACACTTCACGGGTATGCGTTAACTTAAAACAATGGAATTTTATTCCGCTTCACTGAATTACACATGGTCCCCCGCCCTCCTGTTTGGGGGGGTTCAGGGTCAGAGGGCGGGGTTAGTATTACCCCCGACCTCCTGGTCCTGGTCCTTGGTCCAGGGTCGGCTTCCGACCCTGGCGCAGGCCTGAAATTTTACTTTAAAAATGAATCCCCGGTCTCTTGAGGTGTGCCGGAGGTGCTAACGAAAGAGAGTTAGGGGCACAATTTTTATTTAAGTATTAAATTTCCTTTATTAGACCTCATCTACAGGACCGATGGGCCCAAAAATGTCTTCATAATCAGAAAGACACATAAGGGATTCCCAATCCCTGTCACAAAGAAAAGATGGAGCCGATTGATTCATCAGACTCGCTATTGGATCCATCTCCCAGTCCCTGTCCCAACTGGGACTGTTGGGTGAGGAGCTCGTCTCCTCCTGACTCGATTTCCGGATCTCCTGCGCCTGGTTCAGAGCGGGAGATTCCGAGATCTCCGCAGGCTTCGAAGATTGCATTAACAAACTCCTTCCTAGCTGTCTTGGATGAACAAACTCGGTCATTGAACTCGAAGACTCGGGTGATCCTACGCCTAAGCTGTGCGATGTCCTCGGGAACATGCTCCAGGCGTTTTTCAAAGGCTCGCTCGGGAGTATATGGACAGGTGACGAAGATATATTTTGGAGTCCACTCAACAAATCCTCCTTTGAACTCGCATGCCATCGGGTATCGATCAAAGAGCCTAAGGAAAAAGGCAAAACTTGTAACGTGCTTTGCGCGGAAGTCGTCAATGATAGCCACCACTTGTCCGTCATATCCATCGAACCAACGGAGGTTTCCGGCTGAAATCCAGATGTCATCGAATGGCAATCCCTCGAAAACGGCAAGACGTCTTCCAGCTTTGTATGCAAGTCTAGTTTTTCCGGTCCCGGTAGGTCCATACAACCAAAAGATTTTGGGGGGGGCGGTACGCTTTGGACGGAGGAAAGAGCTAAGAACTGTTAGACCCTTATGGAATTTAACAATTCCCACCCCACCTTCCTCATCCTTAGCTAAGCTTCTAAGCTTCTCACCCCCCTGAATCCTTGCCACCACATTATGAATATCAGAACGCTTACCGGGTGAAGGAAGGGTCCCATGCTCGAAGGGATTCGAGTCTTCCTTGCTGCAATAAGTGCGCGATTGTTCGGGTTTGCCATGCATGACTTCGATGTGAGATCTCTTCAAGCCAGGCAATGTCTTCAATTTTGAGAATGCCATACGAGACCCAAGTATACACGCGCCTTGCAAGTGTTTTGTCCCCTGAGCACCAGTTTCTCGACCGACAATAAGCCATTGTACTCGGGTTGCAAAATCCTTTGTCAGATAATCGTACTCCTCCTGAGTCCAGTTATTGAGGGTGAACACGAAACGAGTCACACGATCTCCTTGGCGGTTACGTCTGGCACCTTGCATAAAGTCCGATGATAAATGAAAAAGGTACAGGAGAATTTATCGTGCGTGAACTCCGGTTCACTGAATATCACAGTTCAGTTTCACTGAATACCGCGCAGCGACTTAGAGAAAAAAAAGAAAAAAAAATACTAACCCTTCAGGTACTCGAACCGCTGACCTCCTCCTTGGTAAGTCAGAGTCGGACCTAATACACTAAAGCGCTAGTATTGAAAGTATACTTTCATGCAATGATGACATTCAGGCCGAGCAGTGTGCGGCATCGGAAATTTAATTTCCGCTTATCCCGGGTCACGTGACTTCACGTGCTGCGTAGCACGTGACTCCACGTGCTGCGTAGCACGTGACTCGCAGTCAGGAGAATAAAAAAAAAGAAAAAAAAATGTGCCATAGTTTCTGCCCGGGGTCACTACAGTAGGGTTCGAACCCTCGCCATAGAGGCGTGGGCTTCCCCTAGCCGATCTCCCATACGGTTAGGCTATGCCGCGCACATACTTATATACCGAATTTCATTGCTAATGATGACATGCGGGAGTTCTTAATATAAGTTATAGTAAGGCAATGCGGAGCGGCCCGTGAGGGCCTGCGAAGCCTTGCCGCGCAGCAAAGTACCGGAGCCGGTTAATCCCCGCCATCTTTGTAGAAGCTCGCGCAGCGCCGCGCGCCCGGAGGGCGCCAACTACTCTTCGGTATAAGACCAAGGACATTTAAAATTAAAGCAAATTTTATTTAAGGGTCTGCAAATCTGACCCGGTAAGATACTACAGCATCTACAGGTCCATTTTGGCCAGCGGCTTGTCCATTAATCCATAGTACACCTAAGGCTCCGGAGCTGATATCAGCGACTGTTCCAGCATTTCCAGCATTGAAGATTGTTTCCAGGTTCAATCTTTTAAACAGTTTGATAGGTTTAATTTGATTTACGGCACATCCGGTCGTGGTTGCCTCAGTGAAGACTAATGGGTCTAACCCAATATGTTTATCTGCCAGGATACGGAAACGGTCACGGTTGTTCATATTCAGTTGGGCGGTAGGCAGTGCGCTCTTCAAG